ATGCTCAATGCTAATGCTCTTCGCGCCTCTATGGTTGAGAACAACTGTAGCGTCAGAGAGCTCGCAGAAATCTGTGGTCTCAAGCCTAAAGCCTTTTACCAGCGCTTGAATGGCCGTGTTGATTTTCGTGTTGGCGAGATCATCAAGTGCTCCGGACGCTTGCATCTCTCCGTGGAAAAACGCAATCAGATTTTTTTTGCGGAGGAAGTTTCCTAAAGGAAACAAATGCCCGCCGAGGCAACTTTAGAGCAGACCGAGAAACTGGCGTGCACACAGATTCTCGATTATGCAAAAACCTTTTTTCAAGACCCTAAAAACCAACAAGCCTTTCAAATATGGCTCAAATCTAAGGAGGAACGACAAAATGGCAACGATCAAAGTTGAGGTCACTTATGACCCGAAAAAAGAAACTCTGAGTCAGGCGCTCGCCAGTCTTCTGACTGAAAAGCCTGAACACACAGAGATCACCGCACAGATGTCTCTTTTCGATAACCCGGCCCCCACGGAAACACCTACCGCCCAGGCCTCCCCCGAGGCACCCCAGGAGTCCCCTGCGGAACCCGCAACCGAGGCCCCTGATACTAAGCCTGCTGAGGAGAAGACGATCTCTAAGGCTGACGTAAGAGCCCTCGCGGTCAAGCTCTCTAAGAATGATAAGGCTGCCCTCAAGGCGATCTTCAAGGAGCTTGGCGTCGCAAACCTGTCCGCCGTCAAGGAAGAAGATTATCCCGTCTTCTATGAAAAGTTGGTGGCTGCTAATGGCTAAACATGCTCTCTTATCCGCCAGCGGTGCGCATCGGTGGCTCCTGTGTACGCCGAGCGCCCAGCTCGAGCAGAAGTTCCCTGCGTCGACCAGCGCTTACGCTGAAGAGGGAACGGTCGCGCACGCCCTCGCAGAGCTCACGACGCGCTACTTCCTCGGCGAGCTTGACGAGGTCACCTACGAAAATCAGGTCAAATCCGAGTTCGAACCGAACAGCTACTACAATGCGGAAATGCGTGAGTGCGCGGTCGCCTACGCGAAGTTCGTGACTGGCCGCCTCGCCGAGGCGAAGAAGACTTGTCCCGACGCAATGATTATCCTCGAGACTCGTCTCGACTTCTCGAAGTATGTGCCCGGCGGCTTTGGCACCGGCGACTGCGTGATTATCGCCGAGCCGATTCTCGACGTGATCGACTTTAAGTATGGCAAGGGCCATCGCGTCGAGGCTGAGGACAATCCTCAGATGCAGCTCTACGGCTTGGGCGCGCTCGAGCAGTTCGGCGATCTCTATGAGATCAAGACCGTTCGTATGACGATCTTCCAGCCGCGGCTCTCCGGTATCGAGGATTCTTCCGAGAAAACCGTCAAAGAGCTTACCTCCTGGGGCAAGAGCTATGTCAAGCCGAGAGCCAAGCTCGCAGACAAGGGCGAAGGCGACTTCGCACCGAGCGAAGAAGCCTGCCGTTTCTGCCGCGCAAAGAATCAGTGCCGCGCCCGTGCCGAAGAGAACCTCAAGCTCTTTGACGAGAGCCCTGACCCGTTGCTCATCTCTCCCGAAGAGGCAGGCGCGATTCTTGCCAAGTCCGCAGATATTGAAACTTGGCTCAAAGATTTGCGCGAGCTTGTGTCTGGCGCGCTGACTGCCGGTGAAACGGTAACCGGCTGGAAAATGGTCGAGGGCCGCAGCAACCGCAAGTTCGCGGACGAAGACAAGGTCGTCGCGGCTATGAAGGCCGCCGGCTATGACGAGTCTCTTCTTTACGACCGCAAGCTCATCACGCTTACGCAGATGGAACGCGACTTCGGCAAGAAGACCCTCGCTGAGATTCTCGGCAATTTGATCGTCAAGCCCCAGGGCGCGCCGACGCTTGCGCCTGAATCGGACAAGCGGCCTGCGTATCGCTTTGAAGACCAGGTCCTCAAAGCCTTTGACGAGTAAGAGGAGGAAACGATAATGACGCAATCGAAAAGCCGGCGACTCCTGTATCAGCAGGCACGCTTGATTCGTATTCAGTGGGCTGTCATTCTGGCGCTCGTCTGCACGATCGTTCTTATGGCGATTTTCCTGCCGAAGGCAAAAGCCGTTGAAGAGACTGCGGCTCCGACCTTAGAGCTTGAGCCCACGTCGTATGCGACGCCTGAGATCATGCCCGAGCCTATTATCGAGATTGAGCCCGAAGAGACTGCGCCCGTTCTCGAAGAGCTTGGCGAGTTCCGTCTGACTGCGTATTGCGCTTGCCGCAAATGCTGCGGGAAAGACCCTGGCGACTTTGGTTACGGCGTTACCGCATCTGGCGCGGTCGTCGAAGCCGGCCGAACGATTGCAGTCGACTCCTCTGTTATCCCTCTTGGCTCTGAGATCGTGATCGACGGGCATACATACGTTGCCGAAGACACGGGCAGCGCCATCAAGGGGAATCGCATTGACATTTACTTCGATACCCACCAGGAAGCATTAAATTTCGGCGTTCAATATGCTGACGTCTACATTATTAAAAATTAAAAGGAGATTTTTACAATGGCTACTGCTACTCAGATCACTACCGGTCGCGTTCGTTTTTCCTACGTCAACGCCTTTACCCCTCGCGCCGCTCAGGAAGGCGCTCAGCCGAAGTACAGCGTGACCCTGCTGATTCCGAAAACCGACAAGAACACGATCGCGAAGATCAAAGCCGCGATCGAGGCTGCGAAGACTGCCTATCTGCAGAAGCACTCTGGCAAGAAGCTGCCTTCCACTCTGAAAACCACTTTGCATGACGGCGACGGTGAGCGCCCGAACGGCGGCGAGTTCGGCCCCGAGTGCAAGGGGCACTACGTTATGACCTGCAGCTCCAACAATAAGCCCGTGATCGTCTACGCCGATAAGACCCCGATCACCGAGGCGAGCGAGCTTTATTCCGGCTGTTACGGCCGTGCGATCGTCAACTTCTATGTCTACGATACGAACGGCAATAAGGGTGTTTCTGCCGGCTTGAACGGCATTATGAAGCTCAGCGACGGCGAGCCCCTGTCTGGCGGCGTCGTGACTGACTCTGACTGGGACGACGACTTCGAGGACGAAGACGACGAGCTCCTGAGCTGAGTCTATGAAGATCGTCTGGCGCACAATTCCCGACTTTCCTGAGTACGAGATCAATCGCTTAGGAGAGATTCGGCGCAAGAGTACGGGGCGCGTGTTAAAGCCTTTTGACGATCGCAGAAAATACGCGGCGTGCCCACGCCCTCGGGCTTTACCCCCCCCGCAATAGCAAGAAGGGAGCGAGCACATGAAAACTCTCGCAATCGATATTGAAACCTATTCCTCTGTCTCTCTTCAAAAAGCCGGTGTTTATGCCTACGCGGCGAGTCCTGATTTTGAGATTCTGCTCTTCGGCTATGCCTGGGACGATGGTCCTGTTGCGGTTATCGACATGGCGCAAGGCCAGAAGCTATTTCAGTTGGCGGCCACAGCAATACCTATTACCTCTTCGGAGGCCGTGACGAATCCAGTTATACACTTGTTCAGGGCATGACCCTGGCCGGCGTTCTTTTTGACGAGGTTGCGCTTATGCCGCGGTCCTTCGTCGAGCAGGCTCTCGCCCGATGCTCGGTCGCGGGGAGCAAATTTTGGTTCAACTGTAACCCCGAAGGTCCCATGCACTGGTTCTATAAAGAATGGGTACTTGAGTGCAAGCGCAGGAATGTCCTTCACCTGCATTTCACGATGGCTGACAACCTCAGCCTTTCCGAGAAGATCAAGCAGCGCTATGAGGGCATGTACACGGGCGTTTTCTATGCTCGGTATATCCTCGGAAAGTGGACAAAGGCCGAGGGCCTTGTCTATCCCTTCTTTAACGCCGAAAAGCACATGATCGATGACGACGGCGCGCGCGGTCGTTATTACATTAGCTGCGACTATGGCACACTCAACCCGTGCGTCTTCGGTCTCTGGCGCGTAAATGGCAATTCGGCCTTCATGGTGAAAGAGTATTACTATGACGGCCGCAAGAAGGGCAAGCAGAAGACCGATGAAGAGTATTATGCCGATCTTGAGGCCTTTGCAGATGGCTACCTGATTGAGCAAGTCGTCATTGACCCTTCGGCCGCCTCCTTCAAGGAAACAATCAGGCGGCACGGCAAATTCAGCGTCAAGAACGCGAAGAACGACGTGCTTGACGGTATTCGCGATACTGGAACAATGCTGCAAGCTGGCTTGCTCTATTTCAATAAGACCTGCGTCAATACGAAAGCTGAGTTCGGCGCGTATGCGTGGGACGAGAAATCTTCGAGCGACGCCGTGATTAAAGAGAACGACCACAGCATGGACCAAATGCGGTATTTTGTCCGCACGATTATGAAACGCGAGGTGAGGGCGTATGGCATTAAATAACCTTTGGGGAAAGCTCGGTGCATTTTCGAGAAATGTGCTTGTGCCTTCCAACGTGATTTATAAGAGCTTCGACGCGGACCCTCTTGTCAGCGATAAAATGGCCCGTGCTATTAGTCGTTGGTACGGCATGTATGTCGACAAACCCGAATGGGTAGACGATGAGGTCAAGCCTCTCGGTCTTCCGCGAGCAATCGCGAAGGAGTTCGCGCAGGTCGTTTCTTCGGAAATGACGATCACGGTCGACGGCGGTCCACGCGCCGACTTTATCAACGAGCAGTTGGCGCGCTTCCAGTCGAACGTGCAAAACAGCATCGAGCTTTGTATGGCGCTCGGCGGCATGGCCTTTAAGCCGTACGTCTCAGGTGGAAATGTCTTCATCGACAGCACGAGCGCCGCGTCCTTTATTCCTCTTCGCTTTGACGACGGAGATAATTGCGTCTCCGGCGTGTTTAAGAGTCAACCGGTCAAGGTCGACAAGAGTTACTTCGTCAAGCTCGAGTACCATGACTTCGCCAACGGCGTCTATACGATTCGCAATAAGGCCTTTACCTCTGACGAGAACGGTATCACAGGCAGCGAGGTCGAGCTCGGTCGCGTTCCCGAGTGGGCCGTCATTCCCGAAGAGGTTCAGATCAAAAATGTAGAAAAGCCGCTCTTCGGCTACTTCACGCCGCCTGTCAGCAACAACATCGATACTGCGTCCAGCTTGGGCGTCTCCATTTATGGCGGCGCGACTGAGGACCTGATTCGCGACGCCGATGAACAGTGGGCGCGTTTCCTCTACGAATTTGAGAGCGCTGAGCGTAAGATCATCGGCACCCCTGAGGCGATCTCTGGCTCGCTGCCTGGCAGTAAGGCGAACCCCTTACTCGGCGATCGGCTCTTTATTCAAATGCCGTACGACTCGGACGACTTCTTCAAGGAGTTCTCCCCAGCGCTTCGGCATACCGGCTACTACGAAGGCTTGCAGGCAATCTTGCGCCGCATTGAGTTCAATACCGGCCTTGCTTACGGCGATCTCTCCGACCCTGCGACTGTGGAAAAGACCGCGACCGAGGTCATGTCCGCAAAGATTCGCAAGTTCAACACAGTCAAGGCTCTCGAAGATCGCTTCAAGGCTGCGCTCGAAAACGCGATCTACGGCGTTGACGTGTACGCCACTCTCTATGGCCTTGCGCCCCGTGGAGAGTATGAGCTCTATATCGACTTCGACGACAATATTCTCACCGATAAAGACGCTTTGCGTGAACGTGACCGCCAGGACGTTCGCGACGGCCTTATGCAGAAGTGGGAGTACCGCGTCAAATGGTACAACGAGACCGAAGAAGTCGCGAAGAGCATGTGTCCCGTAGAGTCCGCGGCGGACCCCTTTAACCTCGGCTGATGCTGACGCCTGAATACCTGGCGGCTACTCCGGACGCTCTTGTCGAGCTTTATGGAAAGATCGAGCAAGACATTCTTGCGAATATGGCTGAACGCATCGCGAAGTACGACTACTATATTCCTGCGGTCCAGCATCAACACCAGCGTCTTCGGGCGATGGGGATGCTTGAGACCGAGATCGAGCAGCAGCTCGCCGCGCTCACGGGAAAGACTCAAGCTGAGCTCAAAAAGCTCATGGCACAAGCCGTCGACGAGGCGCTTACCTCTGACGCGAAAATCTACGCGGCCGCAGGTATGGGTGACGTTGACCCGCTCGCAGTCGCCGGCGTTCGCGAGACGCTGCAAAGCGGTCTTCGACAAACAAGCGGAATCTTCCGTAACCTGACTCGCACGACCGCGAACACAGCTGCAAAGCAATTTGAAGACGCTCTTGATCGGGCCTGGCTGCAGGTCACGTCAGGGGCGTTTGACTATAATACCGCGATCAGAAACGCGGTCAAGGACCTCGCGCGGACCGGCGTCCAGTCGATCACTTATCCTTCAAGCCATGTGGACACGATCGAAACGGCTGTTCGCCGCGCGGTCGTCACTGGCGTCAACCAGACCGCCGCAAAGTCACAGCTCGCGCTCATGGACGAGCTCGACATTGATCTTGTGGAAGTAACCGCTCACGCCGGTGCTCGCCCGAGTCATCAAGAGTGGCAGGGGCAAATCTATTGCCGCAAGGGCTCTCACCCGAAGTACAAAAACTTCGAGGAGGCTACGGGGTACGGCACGGGCGACGGCCTTTGCGGCTGGAACTGCAATCACAGCTTCTTCCCGTACGTCGAGGGCGCGCCTCGAACCTACTCGAAAGCTCAGCTCAAGGACTACTCCGCAAAGAATATCACCTACAACGGCCAGCAGTTGACCGAGTACGAGGCTTTGCAGCAGCAGCGCTATATCGAGCGAGGTATTCGCCGATGGAAACGCGAAGAGGTCGCTATGAAAGCTGCAGGTCAACCTACCGACGAGGCACGGGCCAAAGTCCGTGCCTGGCAGGCTCGACAGCGTGATTTTATCAAGCAGACCGGCCTCAAACGAGACTCTTCTCGCGAGCAGATCGGATAGAACGCCCATAAACAAGCCCCAGGCGGCCTGTATCGAGTTTTCTGCCGGGGACCCTGGTGTTTATACTCCTAATATTTGGAAGTCATACGGATGATCGTGGAGCTCCGTATGACTTCCTTTTATATGCGAGCCGTGGTTACGCAGGTTCGACTCCTGCAGCTCGCGCAATATCGGCTACCCGTCAGCCTATGAGGACGGGGCGGCAGGTCACGGCAACGACCTAAAAAGCCTAACCGCAAAGAAAGGAACAGTATGAAAAAGGACGAACTCACCGCTCTGGGCCTGACAGACGAGCAGGCCGACAAAGTGCTTGCTATCAATGGTCGCGACATTGAAAAGCACAAGAAGGCAGCCGAAGACGCGAAAGCCGAGACGGCCACCCTGCAGCAGCAGCTCTCCGACCGCGACAAGGACCTCGAGGCCCTGAAAGCTGGCGCAGAAGACGCCGAAAAGGTCAAGCAGCAGCTCACTGACCTGCAGACGAAGTACAACGACGAGACCGCCAAGTATCAAAAGCAGATCGCCGATCGCGATTATGCCGACGCCCTCGAGACCGCCTTCAATGACGGCAAGATCGAGTTTACCTCCAAGGGCGCGAAAGCTGCGGCCTGCGCTGACTTCATGGCTACTCGCTGCGAGCTGAAAGACGGCAAGCTCATTGGCTTTGATGATCGTATCAAGGCTATGCGTGAGAAAGACCCCGATTCTTTCCGTGCTGAAAAGCCTGACCCCAGCTTCGCAAATCCGACCGGAAACGGAGGTCCTGCGACCCTGAGCAGAGCCGCGCAGGCCGCGAGAGCAGCCGCCGCGAAGTTCGGACCTGTTTCTACCCCCACAGAGAACACCAACACTAAATAAGGAGGATTCCATTCATGTCTATTCTGAAAACTGAGATCGGCACCGCGATTCCTAATTTCCTGGATAGCGAAGTCGGTCTCGTCACCAAGACCGCGCAGATTCCTCAGAGCATGGGCCAGACTGACGGCGATCGCAAGACCGTGTTTGCCGGTACCGTGTTCCCCGCGAATACGAGCGCCGCGACCGGCATTGTGTTCCAGGACGTCGATGTTACTGACGGCGACGCGATCGGCTCCGTCATGGTCGCGGGCCGCGTGATTAGCGACCGCGTGAATGCGGCGAGCGCCGCGCAGACCGCGCTCAAGAACATCGTCTTCGTCGGCGCGAATGCGACTGTCCGCGGCTATTCCGTCACCTACGAGAAGGACGGCGGCACGGGTGACGTTCCCGTCGATGCGACCATGTACGCTGACGGCGAGATCGTCCAGCTCTCCAAGAGCTATCCGCTGACGAAGAGCTCCAAGTCTCAGATCGGCTGGGCCCTGAGCTCTGGCGGCAATGCCGTTGACACGGTTACGATCGCGGGCGCGGACGTCAAGGTCTACCCCGTCTTCGAGGCCTAATCTAAGTAAGGAGGATATAACACATGCCCGATATTCTGAGAATGCTGTCCCAGGCTGAACAGCTTGACTTCAGCCAGAACTTCCTGATTCCTCGTCCGAACTACATCGGCGACACGATCTTCCCTGATCGTAAGACCCAGAACTTCAAAGCTGAGTACCTGCGTCTTGCGGCCGGTTCTCAGCTTCCCACTATGGCCCTGGTTCACGGTCTCGACACTGAGGCGCACATCGGTTCTCGCCCCGCGCTGGAGCGCGTGACGGTTGAAAAGCTCTTCATCAAGGAGAAGATCAACCAGACTGAGTCCCTGCGTCAGGTGCTCGAAAACGGCGCGTTCAATGACAGCGCTCTGATCGACTTCGTTTATGACGACTGGGGCCGTCTGGCCGAAGGCGTTCGCTGCCGTACCGAGGTCGCCAAGATGGAAGTCCTGTCCACTGGCAAGATGACCATCAAGGAAAATGGCCTGAACTTCTCTGTTGACTTCGGTGTGCCGAACGGTAACACCGGCTTCGACATTGACGTTTCCACGCCTGACAAGAACGTTCTCGCGCAGATCGAAGAGATCGTCGAGACCGCTCGCGACAAGGGCTTCACCATCTCTGGTATGGTTCTGTCCGGTTCCGTACTCTCTAATATGCTGACCAACGAGGGGATCTCCAAGGCCATCTACGGCGGCGCCGGTGCTGGCGCTATGGTCTCTCGTACGCAGCTCGTCGGTCTGTTCAACGAGCTCTTCGGTATTACCGAGATTCGTACGAACGACTTGCGCTACAACGTCGAGGGCAAAGACGGCAAGCTGACGACCCAGCGCTTCTGGGGCAAGAGCAAGGTCTCCTTCCTGGCTTCCTACAACGGCCTGCAGAACTTCGGCGTTGGCCTGTGGGGCGTGACTCCGGAAGAGGAGCAGCTCGGCCCCTGGACCGCGAAGAGCGCCGAGCAGTTCGTCACCCTGACCCAGTGGACCGAGCCCGACCCCACGGCTGTCTGGTCTAAGGCGTCTGGCCTGTTCGTGCCCGTTCTGCCGAATCCCGCAGGCCTGTTCATCGCCACTGCCAAGCTGCAGTAAGAAAGGCGGTGCGGTAAGTGGTCGTTGTCAGCTACGAGTGGTATAAGGCCACTTACGGCGGCGAGCTGGACGAAGATACCTTCAACCGGCTCGCGTCTCAGGCGTTCCTCTTTGCGGACGCCATGACTGAGTATAGGCTCAGCGCTTGCTGGGCCCGTCTGGCGGAGTCCGTACGCACAGCGGTTATGTCGGCCGTTTGCGCGTACGCCGACCAGGCAAATATCGAGGAGTCCGGCGGTCCTGTTTCGTCTGAGACGAATGACGGCATCTCGCGAACCTATGTGACGGGCAGCGCTTCGAGTGCAGGCGCGTCGAAGAACGCAGGAACGGCGCAGGGCCGATTGAGCAATGCAATTCGGCTCTACCTCGCTCCTACGGGTCTCCTGTTCCGCGGGAGGGGCCGCCGATGAAAGACTTCCTCGCCTGCACTGAGCTCGTGACGCTCGTTCACCACGTCAAGACCGCCGATTCTGACTTGTATGTTTGCTACCCCATTCAGGGTGTCAGTTGGTATGCGAAGACAGAAACGGCGGTCACGGCTGACGGCGCGAAAGCGGTTAACGTTTATAAGGTCCGAATCCCGGAGGCTGTTCTTCCGTCTTGCTTGCCTGAAAAACTTGACTACCTGGTCAAGGGGGAAATTTCAGGGGTACTCAAGCCGGCAGACCTCAAAGGCTCGACTTATTTCCAGATCACCGCGGTCGCCGACAACCGGCGCGGGACTCTTCCGCATGTGGCGGTGAGTGGCGTATGAGTTTCGGAATCAAGATCAAAAGCGTCAACATCACGCCGAGTAAGATTCTTGCCAAGCACGGTCTCGGCAGTGATAACAAGGCGCGAAAATATCTCGCGACTTCGGTCGCGAAATACTGCGACCCGTACGTTCCTATGAGCGCGGGCGCAGGAGCGCATTTGAAGAATCAAAAGCAGATCGCCCCTGACGGCAGCAAAGTCACCTATCCAGGGCCGTACGCCCATTATGTTTATGTCGGCCTCGCTATGGTAGGTCGAGCGCCAAAGAGCTATTCAGGCCGAGCGCTCAACTACCACGGCGCGCCGATGCGAGGTAAAGAATGGGATAAGCGTATGCTTGCGGACCGTGGGGGCGATCTCAAAAGAGACTTTGCCGCGTATGTAGGAGGTAGAGCAAAATGACGATCATTGACGGCGTTCGCGCTTGGCTAAAAACCTATGAGGGACTGGCCGATGGCCGGCTCAGCGTTGATTTTTTGCCGGAGGCTGCGAAGAGCTATTCGGTCGATACCGTGCCGACAACGGAGATCGTCAAGCGCTATCTTGACGGCAGCTCTATTCGGCAGTTCCTCTTTTGCGTATCAAGCCGAGAGTTTTACAGCGATAATATCGCGCAGAACGTAGATAACCAGGCCTTCTATGAGGGCCTCGCCGCTTGGCTTGAGCGCAAGAGCAAGCTCCGGCAATTCCCTAATATTGGCACGGGCCGAACGGCCCGGTCAATCGAGATCAGCTCCACCGCGTACCCGTTCGTCGTCGACGAGCACGGCACGGCGCGGTATCAGCTTCAACTCAAACTAACTTATTTCCAGAAAGGAGATCGCACCGTATGAAACTTTCCGAGCTGATGGCGACCCATACGCCGAGTTCGACTTTTGAGGGCTTCGTCACCAACGACGATTTTGTCCTCGCGATCGATTGCTCCGCGGACGGCTCCGCCACGGTTAAGGACTACGCGGTCGCGCAGCTTGGCGTGACCGGCCTTGACGCCAACCTCAACCCGATCACGCAGGACAAGACCTATATCCGCGCCGGTCAGTCCACCATGAAGACCGGCAACCAGAGAGCCTTTAAGGTCTCCGGCGATCGCTATATCGGCGATGACTTCCAGGACTTTGCCCTCTCCCATGCCGTCATGTACGGCACTGGCTCCGCGGTCATTCGCAAGTACGTCTATTTCTGCTTGCTGAACGGCAAGGGCGAAACCGGCGAGGCGTCCATCATCGTTAACTCTGACGGCAGCGGTTCCGCCGGCGAGAGCGCGAGCATCGACATTGACGTCAAGAAGGCCAACGCCGCGCCCGCTGAGTACACCTACTCCGCGACGTAATTTAAGAAGGAGGATTTGACAAATGGCAATGTTTCAGTTTTCCGCTCGCCAGGTCGAGCTTAATTTCTGCGATCAGATCAAGTGCGTCGTGCCTCTGACCGACGAGGTTCAGAAGAAGGTACAGGACGCCGCGAAGGAACTGCTTCGCGTGTCTCAGGCCGCGAAGGACTCCGACAATAAGGAGCATACGCTCGACGACCTTTGCGATTCTGTGATGGACGCGATCGACGAGATTCTCGGCGAGGGCATGTCCGACCAGATTCTCGGCATGAAGGAAGGCTATACCTTCTGGGACGCCTGCGACGTGTTCAAGTATATCACCGATGAGATCAACACCGCAATGCGCGGCGTGGCTGCGTCCTACGCGTCCAAGCCCCCGATCACGCCGGTCAATCGCGCGCAGCGTCGCGCAAAGCATAAGAGACACGGAGCATGAATCTCCTAATGACCCCGTTGCCGTATGCGGTAAAAGTCGGCGGTCGTGAGGTTCCCATCAATACGAGCTTCCACGTCGGAATGCGGTTTGAGCTTTTGGCTCTTGACGACCAGCTTACACCGGAGAACGTCTTGACAACGTTCTTCGGTGATAACTGGCCGCAGCCGTATGACGAGGCAGTCAAACAAGCTCTCTGGTTTTATTGTCTCGGCAAGCCTCACGAGAAGGAGGAAACCGACAAGCAAAACCTCAAGCCCTCTCGCAGGAGCTACGATTTTGAAATCGACGCCGATGCGCTCTATACCTCATTCCGCGAGGCCTATGGCATCGACCTCTTGCAGGAGGACCTTCACTGGTGGGCCTTCCGCGAGCTGATGCTCGGGCTTCCTGACGATACCCCCTTCAAGCAGCGCGTTTATTACCGGACCGGCAGCACGGAAGGCATGAGCGCCAAGCAGAAAAAGCAGTTTGAGACTCGGCGCGCAAAGTACGCAATTCCCGAGCGCGGCGCAGTCGATCACAAGTTGACTCTCAGCGAGCGCGACGCCGCGATCAAGAGATATGTTGCCGATCGTTTCAAGGAGGTTTATGGAAAAGGAAAAGCCTGAGCGCGTAAAGCTCAAGTGCCCTTTTTGTGGATACGAAATGCCTGTGTACCTCGCGCCCGACGCGAAGTGCGCAGGCGTTTTTGTTCGCTGCAAGGGCCGAAATTGTAAGAAATTATTCGAGATTCGCGTCAAGTAGTTGCCTTAGTTGCCGATGACGCCACTGAAAAGGTGGTGGAAACATGGCAAATGACGGCTCCGTCATTATCGACATTGAGGGCGATTCCAGTAAATTCAAAAGCGCTCTCTCTGGTCTTGGCAGTATTGCCTCTACCGCCCTAAAGGGTGTTACGACTGCGGTTGCGGCTGTTACGACCGCCGTTGCCGGCGTAGCCACCGCCGCTGTGAAGGTTGGCTCCGGTTTTGAGTCCAGTATGTCGCAGGTTGCCGCAACAATGGGCCTCACGGTCGAGGACATTCGCAACGGCTCGGAAGAGTTCGAGCTTCTGTCTCAGGCCGCAAAAGACGCAGGCGCAACGACTGCGTTCAGCGCGTCCGAGGCTGCTGATGCTCTAAACTATCTGGCTCTGGCCGGCTACGACGCCGCAACCTCCGCGGACGTTCTGCCTTCGGTCCTGAACCTGGCCGCCGCAGGTGGTCTTGACCTCGCCTACGCTTCCGATCTCGCGACCGACGCAATGGCCGCGCTCGGTATCGAGGCAAGCAGCGCAAATCTGACCGAGTTCGGCGATAAGATGGCGAAAACCGCCAGCAAGGCAAATACCAGCGTCGGTCAGCTCGGCGAGGCGATTCTTACTGTCGGCGGCACGGCGAAAAGCCTGGCCGGCGGCACAACTGAGCTGAACGCAGCGCTCGGTGTCCTCGCAAACCGAGGCATTAAGGGCGCCGAGGGTGGCACGGCTTTACGAAATGTTATTCTCGCTTTGTCCGCGCCTACGGATAAAGCCGCGGATGCTATGTCGGCCCTGGGTCTGGAAGTCTATGACGCGGCCGGCAATATGCGTCCGCTCAATGAGGTCTTCCGCGATCTTGACTCCGCACTGTCGGGTATGACTGAGGGCGAAAAGACGAAGGTCCTCAACGAGATTTTCAACAAAGTCGACCTGAAATCCGCGCAGGCTCTTCTCGCCGGCTGCGGCGAAGAGTTCGATAACCTGACAACTGCGATCGACGACAGCGCGGGCGCCATGCAGAACATGGCTGACACGCAGCTCGATAACCTGCAAGGCGATATTACGATTATGAAGTCGGCCCTTGAGGGGCTCGGCATCGGCGTATATGAAAACCTGCAGGCTCCGCTCCGTGATACGGTCCAGTTTGCAACCGAGCTCGTCGGGCAACTCTCCGAGGCGCTCAACGAGAATGGCCTGGAAGGTCTTGTCTCGGCCGCGGGCGACGTACTCTCTGAGGTTCTCCTCAAGATCACAAGCGAGCTGCCGAAGTTCATCGACATTGGCGTCAAGGTCATTAAGAGTCTTATCTCTGGCCTACTCAAGAACAAGAAGACACTTGTAAACAGCGCGATTGAGATCGGCAAGGTTTTAGTCAGCGGGCTCGGCTCTATTCTCGGAGACCTGGCACTCGCAGCCCTTGAGATCATCACCGCTCTCGCGGACAGCCTTGCGAAAGAGGCGCCCATGCTGATTCCTGCCGCGGTCGAGGCGGTCTTGCAATTCGTTGAAGGACTCCTCAGCACGGAAAATATCAGCGCCCTCATTGACGCCGCGCTCGCGCTGCTGACTGGCCTTGTCGAAGGCCTGATTGCCGCGGTGCCGGTTATCATTGAGGCGGCCCCCGTCATTATTGAGAATCTCGTCACCGCGATTCTTGATAACCTGCCGCAGATCATCGAGTGCGCGATCACGCTCTTAAACGCCCTCACGCAGGGCTTGCTCGACAATCTGCCGCTCCTGGTCGACGCTGCGATTGAGCTGACCCTTGCGATCGCCGAAGGCCTAATCGAGGCACTGCCCGACTTGATCGATGCTGCGCTTGATCTCGTGGACGCTCTGGTCGACACGATTTTTGAGACCGACTGGCTTGCACTCGGCGCGCAGATTCTCGAGTCGCTCGTCAAGGGTATTCTCTCCCTGATTGGCTCGCTCTTCGAGGCCGCGGGCAAGATCGTCTCGACGATTTGGGACAAGATCACAAACACAGAGTGGTTCCAGAAGGGCGCTGAAGTCCTTACAAAAATCATCGAGGGCATTAAGAGCATTTTTACAACGCTCGGCCAAACGGCAAGTGATCTCGTCAAGAAGATCACCGACAAGATCACAAATACCGAGTGGTTTAAGAAGGGCTCGGAAATTCTCACAAAGATCATTGAGGGCATTAAGAGCCTGTTTTCCAACTTAGGGCAGGCCGCAAGCGATCTCGTCAGCCAGGTTTGGGACACGATCACAAATACCAACTGGCTTGACCTCGGCCGCAATATCATCGAGGGTATCGCTAATGGCGTCTCGAACGCAGTCGGTACGCTCGTCCAGGCAGCAAAGAACGTCGCAAACAGCGCGCTCAACGCGATCAAGTCTGCGCTCGGCATCTCGTCGCCGTCTAAGGTGTTCGCCAAGGAAGTCGGTCGTTGGATTCCTCCTGGAATCGGCAAGGGTGTCAATCAGGCCATGCCTGAGCTGACCGACGATATGCGCGCGCAGCTTCAAGACCTGATCGATGACGCGAATGTCTCCGTCGCGACCGAAGTCGGCGGACTCAGCAGTAAGCTCGCGCTCACAGCAAACTCCGGTTCTGGCGGCGGTAACCACTCGCAGACCATTACCAACGACAACGGAATCATTGTCTATGTGACCTATAACGGCGACGGCTCCGAAGAGGACGCGCGCCGCGTAGGTAAGCAAATCGGCGCTGAAACAGCGCGCGAAATCCGAAGAAGGGGGCTTGCACCGACATGACCGGCGATAGCTTTAGCTTCGGCAGGTATAACAGTGTAGACGACTGGGGCCTGATGGTGATTGCTTATGACTACTTGCTTCCTCCAAAGCGAGCTCGTAAGATTACCATTCCTGGCCGCTCCGGCTCTTATGACTTCGGCGCGAAAAACTGGGAAGAGCGTACCTTGCGCATGACCTGCACGCTGACGCGCCAAGTCACAAAGGCTGAGTTTCGCGAGATCATCTACGCCCTCAGCAAGAAGGCTCGGCTCCGTCTCTGGAACGAGCCTGACAAGTATTATATCGCCGAGCTCTATGACCCCGCAGAGGTCCAGGACTACTACCTCGAGACGGGGCGCGAATTCGAGCTTAACTTCATCGCCGAGCCGTTCGCGTACGGCCCGACGATCACCACGCCGCTTGAGAACGGGCGCAACAAGATCGCGTATCAGGGCACTGCGGAAACGCCGTGCATGATCGTCCTGCGCAACGTCTCCTCGAGCAACGTCCAAAACATCACGATCACTGCAACGAAAAGGAGTGACTAAGCTATGTATGCTTGCGACTACCTTGAGACCGGTTTTCTGAATGTCCTGCGCGGCGTCACCTTCGCCGCTCCGACAAAAGTCTACCTGGCCTTGTTCCTCAATGACCCTGGCGATTCTGGCGCGGCCGGCACCGAAATTAGCTACGCGGGCTATGCTCGCATGGAGATCGCCTTCTCCGAGCCCGCAGCCTCGAACGGCGGTATCGGTATTCAGAATCTTTCCGACATTACCTTCGCGGCGCCGGCTGACCCTGCAGGCACCGTGACGCACATTGCGATCATGGACTCCCTTGTCGGCGGCAATATGCTCGCCCGCAGCGAGCTGACTGAAAGCCTGGTTATCGGCGCGAATGAGCCGCCTGTCTTCCTGGCCGGCGACGTGCTCTTCTACCTGACAGGCAATATGTCGAACGCCTTCAAGACAAAGCTCCTGAATCTCTTCCGCGGCGCGTCTATCCTCGGTATCTCTCCACATTTCTCCCTTTGGAACGGCTCTCCTGAAGAGACCGGTTCCGAGCTCGCCGGCGATAACTACGCCCGCGCTGCGCTGACGTTCTCCGCGCCAAGCGAGCAAGCGAGCGGCCAGATGCTCGCGCAGAACTCTCTCGCCGTGTCCTTCAACCGTCCATCGACTCCGTGGGGCGTCTGGACTTATTCGGCGATCTACTCTGCCGCAACGGGCGGCGAGCCTGTGTACTTGCAGGAGCTTACGGAGGCGATCACGATCAAGAAAGGCTATATGCCGACGATCGACGTCGGCGCGTTGAAGGTGGGATTGAACTAATATGTTTAGCTTTGACCGCTTCAATTTATCCAGGTTTTCTCTGGGAAGTCAGGACAACACAATTCATATTGAGCTGCTTCTCACTGAAAGCCTGGAATCTGTTGCCGGCGTAGCTATTCCGGTCGAGACGACCGCCTTCTTCAATGACATTCTCCGTGGTACTGCGCGTGGCGCGATCGGCATTGCTTCGGCCTTCGAGTCGTATGCGGCAATGAACAGCGCCGCGCTTATGCAGGCGAATATCATCGTGCAGGGCTTGCTCAAAGATACCTTGCAGGCCGTATCCGACGGCGCACAGAACTCCATGATTATCGGCGTGCTCACCGATAATCTTGGCGCAAGCTCGTACGCGAGTGCCGATATTCTCTGGCATGAGGCCTACGCCGACGCGCTTACTTCGCTTGCGAGCGTAGTCAAGGATATTCTGATCGACCCATTGCTCTATGAAGTGCTCGGTTCGGTCTCTGGCGCAGGTACGCAGTCTACGGAACAGGTCTCCGTCACTGTCACGATTCCGCCTGGCGGCGAATTGCGTATTGACAGCGACACCTTCCGAGTCCTGCTGAATGGCGAGAACGTTCTCGATAAGCAGTCTGGTGACTGGCTTATGATCTCGCGCGATCTTCTCTACCTTGATATTGAGAGCGCGATCGGCAATGGCTTATCTGGCAATCTGATTTATACAGAGAGGTACTTGTGATATGCTTGAGATTTTTGATAAAAGCCGCAAGCGTATCGCGATCGCCGAGAACGCGAGCGGCGTAGAGGAAGAACGCAAAATCAATAGTCTTTGGTACCTCACTTTTTCGCTTCCGTACAATGACGCGAAGAATGAGTATTGCCAGCCCTTCAACTATATCCGCTACAATGGCGGCGAGCTCTATCGCATTATGCCGGTTGACGCGGAGATCACCGAGACCGGTCTTTTGACCTATCAATGCGAGCATGTCCTCGCAACCTTGATCGACAACGTGCTCTTCGGGTACCATGTCGTAGGCAACCGAGGAACCTACACGGCTGACTGTATTCGCTACGTGCTGAATCGGCAGCGCGTGCAAAACTGGGTGCTTTATGATTGCGACTTCGCACGGCAATTTGAATACGGCTGGACGCAGGAGACCTTACTCTCGGCCCTATTCTCGATTGCAACACCGCTTGCCGACTACATGTGGGTAACTGATACCAGCGTCTACCCGTGGCGTCTCTCCCTCAAGTCGATCGGCCTCGGGCAAAAGCCGCAGCTCTACGTGCGCTCGGGTTGGAACATGCTCTCGTATGGTTCTGGCAGCGACCCACAGCAGATTTGCACCAGACTTTACCCCCTGGGCTACGGCGAAGGCGTCAACCAGCTCACGATCAAGAGCGTCAACAATGGTCTCGAGTATATTCAGAGCCCGCAGGAGTATATCGACAAGTACGGTCTTATTGAACGAATCTGGATTGACCGCCGTTATGAGGACCCCGCAAGCCTTCTCTCCGCGGCGCAAGTCATGCTGAACGAATTGCAGGACCCGTTACAGCAATTTGAGATCAGCTTCGCCGAGCTTGACGAATCCGACTACAATGTCGCGCAGATTGGCAAGCGCGTTCGTATTTTGCAGACTGAGCTCGGAACGCAGGTCGATACCTATGTTACCGAGCTCACCTATAAATACGACGACGTACCAAGCAGCAAGATCATCGTCGCGAATAAGAGCACCGATATTGCGTCCAGCGTCGCCGATATGGCTGACCGGCAGCGAATCGAGCAGGCGTACGCTCAGGGCGCAACGCAGCTTTACTCGCAGTCGCTCCAAGCTAACTGCGACTCGCAGAACGGCGCGGTCATGGACTTCTACCTTCCCGAGGATATGCGAATCGTCAATAAGATCGTCGCGAAGGTCCGCGTCGGCAGCTTCCGCGCCTACTCCAAGGCGACGAAGGCAGCCGAGTCTAAGGTTGTCTCCTCGACGACTGCTTCGCAAAAGACCTATTCAAGCACCTCGGGCGGCGGCTCTACCTCGACCACCTCTTCGGGTGGCGGCCAGACGTCTGGCGCGACGACGCTCGAGTCCTCAAACGTCTTGCCGAGCCAAACAAGTGGGCAGGCCGTGCATAATCATGGTCTTTCTCGTGGCGCGCGGCTCGCGACGACCAGTGACGGCAAAACCATTGATGGCTATGAGACCTTTGTATGGTCTGGTGCGCATGTCCATCCCGCGCATACGCATGAGATCAACGATCACTCGCACAGCGTTCGCATTCCAAGTCATTCTCACAACGTCACGATTCCTGGGCATAGCCATAATATCACGATTCCCGCGCATGAGCACGACATCACACCTGGCATCTACTTCTATGGCAGCCCGAAACAGTTCGACCTCTACGTTAACGGCAAGAAAAAGACGACGATCGTCTCGACTGACACCGAACTCGACCTGACGCAATATCTCGTGGACACCAGCTCCAAGCTGATTCCGCGTGGTTCCTGGCTCTCGATCGAGGTTCGGCCGAATGATCTCGCCTACGTCAGTATTGACATGTTCGTCCAGGGCTTCGTGCAGTCCAGGGGCGATGCAACAGTTTAACTCTCAGGAGGTAAAACACTTTGGAGACTATGTATAAAGGCATTCCCTTCTCTCCGCAGGTCGCTCTCGCCGACGGTATCGGTGCAGGCGACACCATGATTCCCGTCACCGATATTTCCGCCTTCCCCGACGCTCCGAACCTCGCAACGATCGGCACGGACGAAGACGGCGAAACGATTCTCTACACCGCGAAGACGACGGACTCTCTTTCCGGTTGTACGCGCGGCGTAGAGGGTACGGCGAAAGCTTGGCCTTCCGGTACCACGATCGCCCGCAACTTCACCAACAAGGACTTTGACGCCCTGCAGAAGAATATCCAGGAGGTGAAAAAGCAGGCCGATCAGGGCGTCAGCGACGCAACCGCTGCGAAGAGCGCGGCTGCTACTGCGCAGAGTACCGCCAACGCGGCCGGTACCGCTGCTTCGGGCGCGCAAAATACTGCCAACGCCGCGGGTACGGCCGCAAGCAATGCCCAGACTGCTGCAGATAACGCGCAGACCGCAGCGGACAACGCCCAGAGCACCGCTGATGACGCCCAGAGTGCTATTGACGAGCACGCCGCGAACAAGCAGAATCCGCATGGTGTGACTGCGGCTCAGGTAGGCGCTGCCGCTACGTCCCACAAGCACGGCAACCTGACGAGTGACGGCAAGCTCGGCTCAGCCGCGAATCTCCCTGTCTTCACCGGCACGGGCGGTCTCGCGCAGGCTGAGGCCGTACTCTCGGCGGCTGCAAAGCTGGGGCGCGGCTACGGCGCTTGCTCGACCGCCGCCGCGACGAAGGCGAAGGCCGTAACGCTCTCGGGCTTTGCGCTCATTACCGGCGCGATCGTGGGCGTGAAGTTCTCCTACGACAACACTGCGACCGCGCCCACGCTGAACGTTAACAGCACCGGTGCGAAGTCGATCTACTACAAAGGCGAGGCCGTCGCGGCTGGACTTCTCAAGGCCGGCTACGTCTATCTCTTCCAGTACAACGGCACGCAGTATGAGCTCCTGAATCCAGTCGCGCAGAGCGGCGGCGGCTTCTATCCCGCAATCGTCGTGACTGCCCCCACAGGCTCCACGGTGACCGCCACGGACGGTGAGACCTCTCTCGTGGGAACAGAGGTAAGCGGAAAATGGACCTTCCAGATTCCATCCTATGGCGTGTGGAATATCACCGCTACGCTGAACGGCCAGACGGCTACCACGAGCGTCTCTGTCACGGAGGTCAAGCAGTACACCGTCACGCTGACCTACTTCGCTGCAACGATCGCGGTCACATATCCATCGGGCTCGACCTGTACTTGCTCGAATGGCACGACCACGCTCACCGCGCCGAACACGACCGGCAGCTACACGTTTACCGTCCCGAGCGCCGGCACCTGGACTGTCAAGAGCACGAACGGCACGGACACCGCGCAGCAGGCAGTTTCGATCACAGCTAACGGCCAAAGCACAAGCGTGACTCTCTCCTATAAGCCGACCGCAAGCACGAGCCCGAAGTCCGGCGTGAACTATATGTCCGGTATCTCCAACCTGACAGCCGAGAAAATGAGTCTCTACGGCGAGGCAATTTCTCGGAACAGCGCGATCTCGGGCACGACGAGCGTGGTCTATATCGACGACGGCGCGAACCACTATAAAATCAGCGTTGGCGACTCAATCAATATTGCGATCAATGGCACGGCGTACGCCTTTAAGGTTATGGGCTTCAACCATGATACGTTGACAAGCTCCACTGCGTACGGCTCTGCGACCGCGACCGGTAAAGCCGGCATGACCTTGCAGATGGCTGACTGCTTGGCAGGTAAGGCGCAAATGAATAGCTCTAACACGAATAGCGGCGGTTGGGAAAACTGTGCCATGCGTAAGAGCAACATGGCGACCTATCTTAGTCAGCTCACGAGTGCCTGGCAAAACGCCATTAAGCAGGTCAATAAGCTCTCCTCGGCCGGCAACCAGAGTACAACGATCAAGACGACCGCCGATAAGCTCTTCCTCCTGTCTGAGGTTGAGATTTTCGGCTCTACCTCTTACTCGGTTTCCGGTGAGGGCACGCAATATGCGTACTACAAAGCCGGCAACAGCAAGGTTAAGAATGTAAGCGGGTCTGCTTGCGGCTGGTGGGAGCGTTCTCCTTATGCGAGCAGCGCTACCCGCTTCTGTAGTGTCATCAGCAACGGCGGCGCCAGCCACTACAACGCCAGCAACTCGTATGGCGTGGCCTTCGGCTTCTGTGTTTAATCTGTAATCTACAAATAGCTGCGGCCCGTAAGGGCCGCGGAAAGGAAAATGCTTATGTCAGTCTACAAGTCCAAACGCGGCGCCAGCTCTGCGCAGTTCGTTGAGACCGCGAGAAAGCTGCAGGTCCATACCCTTGAGCAGTGCCTCAAGGTGCCTAAAAGGTATACCTTCTATTTGACGCAGAAGATCATGGACCATGCGAGCGCCGTCTACGATGAGGTTACGATGGCAAATAGCATTTTCCCGATCAATCAGCATGAGGCTCAACTCCGACGAGATCACCTGATCGCGGCTAACGCGAAATTGCAGGCGCTCGATCGGCAGTTGGGCCTTCTTGCGGCCGTCCTTTGGAAGAATCCCGAAAACTTCAAAGGCTTTGATAACGCCTTCACTGTTTGGGGAGAGCTTATCATTGAGGAGGCCAAACTCATTTCCGGTATCAGGCGCTCAGATCGCGCCCGATATAAAAATCTTCCCGAATAACTGGGTCAAGTCCTGCATTGTTGCCCTGTCTGCTAACAACTGGTGGGAGCGTTCTCCTAATGCGAGCAACACTACCAACTTCTGTAATGTCAACAGCAACGGCAACGCCAACAACAACAACGCCAGCAACTCGAATGGCGTGGCCTTCGGATTCCGTTTATTTCCTGGTGAGACCGAGTAGCTCTCTTTAGAGCGAAAGCAGGACCGATACGGAAGGAGGACTTGCAGCCCTGGCCGTCGGGCCAAAAACACTCCGTCGATGCGGCCGTCTGGACGCTGCTTGCATGGCTCGGAAGCGCGCGGGTACCGAGTTTCATGGACGGCGCCGCTACGCAGTTATAACACGCGCTCTATAAATACCACTGTACGAAGGAGACAATCTAATCTATGACAAGCGAAGAGCGGCACGAGCTTAGGTATCAACGCCGCTGTCAGAGGAGGCAAGCCAAAAGGCTCGCCCGCAGCATTGCTTGCGGCAGCTTTGAGGAGGCCTTTTCTTTTAGCAATCTATTTCAAGCAGGGCAAACCTGCTGCAAAAATGTCAACTGGAAATGCTCGACGCAGCGCTACCGAATGAACATCATCTCGAACACCGCAAAGACCCATGCGCAGTTGATGGCTGGAACATATAAGAGCCGAGGCTTCTACGAGTTTGACATTTACGATCGCGGAAAATGGCGTCATATTCGCAGCGTCCATATCACAGAGCGCGCCGTTCAGAGAAATCTCTGCGACCAGGTTATCACAAAGGTTTTTCAACCTGCGTTTATTTATGACAATGCCGCAAGCATCAAGGGCAAGGGCATTGACTTCGCAATGGACCGTCTCAACTGCCACTTGCAGCGGCATTTCCGCAAGCACGGTCTTAAAGGCGGTATTCTCGTCTTCGACTTCAAGGACTACTTCGGCTCGGCGCAGCACTGGACCGTCAAGAACGAGCTCGCTCGTCGTGTTCACGACCCGAAGACCAGAAAGCTCGCGAATGACTTCCTCGAGAACTTCGGCCCGGTCGGGTACGGTCTCGGCAGTCAAATCTCGCAAAATGCGGCCCTCATGCTTCCGAACAAGCTCGACCACATTATCAAAGAAGAGCTTCGAATCAAGGGCTACGGCCGCTATATGGACGACGGCTATTTGATTCACGAGGATATTCACTATTTGGAGTATTGCCTCGAGAGAATCAAAGAGGCCTGCGCCGAGCTGGGTATCACGCTCAACCTGCGCAAGACCAAAATCCGCCCGATCACACGCGGCATTGTATTCCTCAAAACGAAGTTCGTGCTCACGGAGACCGGGCGGGTTCTTCGTAAAATGAGCCGCGCGTCCATGCGCGCCATGAAGCGAAAGCTCTTTAAGTTCCATAAGTGGTATGAGGCTGGCGAGTTCCAGCTTGAGGATATTCGCACGGCTTATGACAGCTTTAAGGGACACATGCGGCGCGGCGACAGCTTTAAGGCTGTTGCTCGTATTGATCTATTTTTCAAGCATCTCTTTGGATTCCACCCAAACGATAAAACGAAATGGAGGGCACCGAATGTATCGAATCGTAAAAGACGGGACTGTTCTGGGGCTTACCGAGCAACCGAACTTTGTTGAGCCGCTTGATAACGGCTCCTGGGGACTCTGTGACGAGCCCAGGGCACACGGTATCGCCTGGGAAGGTAAAGTGTACGGCCTTGCAGGGAAGTCCGCCATGGACGGCCTGGAGCTCGTTACGCTTGCCTTCGTGGACGCGGGCACGCTCACGACCGAGGCCGTGGCCGTGCAGTCGATTCTCTTCGTAAACGCTGCGGAAAGCGGCGCGGTCGATGACACGACCGCCAACGAGCACGTTGACCTGTTTGCTGCCTGGGCCTACCCGATCGCCTATAAGACTGGCAATATCCGCAAATACGGCGGCCAACTTTACCGTTGCCTGCAAGATCATACCTCGCAGGCGGACTGGACTCCTGATGTCACCTCCAGCTTATGGAAAGCTACCGCCGACCCTGCCGAAGAGTGGCCGGTTTGGTCTCGGCCCCAGGGTGCACATGACGCCTACGCCAAGGGCGCAAAGGTCTTGCACTCCGGTAAGCGCTGGACCTCCGACGTCGATAACAACGTTTGGGAGCCTGGCGTTTATGGCTGGACGGAGGTAACTGAATGACGCTATATCAGGTCCTCAGCCTTCTCGGCGCCGGCAGTCTGCTTGTCGGCGTTTTTCGTTTGCTGTTCGCCCAGATCAAGGGCGTTCGGCTCGGCGTGCAGGCGCTCCTCAGGGCGCAGATGATCGCCGACTATAACAAGTGGAGCGAACGGGGGTACGCCCCGATCTATGCTCGCGAAAATTTCATCAACTGCTGGACGCAGTATCACAGCCTGGGCGTCAACGGCGTCATGGACGACCTGAAAGCGAAATTCCTGGCGCTGCCAACCGACCACCTGCAGGCTGAGAAAGGAGATTTGGAATGAACGAAAAGATCATCAAGAGACTCGGCAATCTGCTGAGCGTCAAGTCGATCGTCACCCTGGTTCTGACTGGCGTGTTCGCTTATATGGCGATTGTCGGCAAGATCAGCCAGGATTTTATGACGATCTACGCCGTCATTATCGCCTTCTACTTCGGCACCCAGTCCCAGAAAACCCAAGACGCGATTGACGGTATCGGCAAGGAGGTCTAAAGCTATGACACCTGTTCAGCGTGTACTCGCTACCGCCCGTTCAGAGAACGGGTACCTCGAGAAGGCGACAAATGCCCAGCTCGAGGACAAGACCGCGAACGCCGGTTACAATAACTGGAACAAGTTCGCGGCCTTCCTGGACGATCTCGAGGTCGTCTACAACGGCAAGAAGAACGGCTACGCATGGTGCGACTGCTTCGTAGACTACTGCTTTATTTACACCTTCGGCCTTGAGCTCGGAATGGCTATGACCTTCCAGCCGAAGAAGGGCGCGGGCGCGGGGTGTACTTACAGCATGGGCTACTACAAGAAGGCCGGCCGCTTCTTCAAAGACCCGCAGCCTGGCGACCAGATTTTCTTCACGAACGACGACGGCGCGAGCTCGTACCACACCGGTCTCGTGGAAAAGGTCGAAGGCGGCAGGGTCTACACGATCGAGGGCAACACCTCAAGCGCGCCTGGCGTCGTCCCGAACGGCGGCGCGGTGCGTGACAAGAGTTATTCGCTCGGCTATAACCAGATCGCGGGCTACGGCCGGCCTGACTGGAGCCTTGCGGGAGAGGAGACTGAGGAAATGACGCAAGATCAATTCAACGATATGTTCAAGGTCGCGATGGCGGCTTACCGCGTCGAGCTGCAGGACAACGACTGCGGCAGTTATAGCGCCGAGGGCCGTCAATTTATGATTGACAAGGGCCTCATGGTCGGTGGTAACCCACTGCCGAACGGCGAGCCGAATTACATGTGGCAGGACTTCCTGACCCGCGAGCAGTTCGCGACCGTGCTCTTCCGGTACGCGAAGGTCCTGGGCGTTGCCTGATGGGACGCCATGAGAAAAAGCCCTCGAAGAAGAAGGTCAAGATCGAATGGAGCAAGCTCGTATGCCTGTTGACGATTCTCGCCGGTTTCTTGATCGTGCAAGAGTGCCTCTTCCTTATGTACCTCTGCATCAAAGGGGGCTACACCGCTACGGCCGCCTGGCTTACCGCTGCGACCGGCGTAGGCGAGGCGGTTATCATTGCCGGCGCGAATGGGTATCTCGGGCTTGCGAAATCCGATCACAAACGCGGCGGTATCACGTTCGAGGCCGCCAAAGCAAAAGACTTCACTGAGGACGAGGATAAAAACAGCCCTCCGATCTAACTGAAAAGCCCTCCTGCGGATTCGTCCGCGGGAGGGCTCTTTTTCTTTTTATATCTTGCGGCCGTTATACGCCAACTTTTCGACGAGCTCGCCAGTAGGCGTGTAGACCTCACAAGCAATCCAGTCTGATGCGGCGAGATCATTATTCAGCGCAAAGGCTCGAGCTGCCTGAGCTGGTTCTGCGACCTCGTGCAAGCGCTCTTCGCAGACTCGGCCCGCGTCCATATACCGGACGAGAAGATCATATTTCATCGTTGCCGGTCTCCTTCGCTACCAGGTCCAGGATAAACCGGTTGACGCTCTTGCCGACACTCGCCGCAGCTTTTTGAATATAGTCCTTCTGGCCTTTCTTCACCTTCAGCTCAATGCGCTCGTAGGTTTTGCGGTTATAGCGTTCCGTCGCTTCTCGCTGAGCGTCCGAGTAGGCCATGCGTCCACCGTCCTTTCCTTTTTACTATTATTAGTATAAAGGAATGGGCGGATTCTTCGTATAATGTCGACCGTATAAAAATGGAGAGCCCCTTCTCTCACAATATCAATTTTACCGCGTTTAGTAAGCGTTGTAAATCGGCAGAACCTAACAGGTTTTTACTGAAAACGCTGAGCAGTTCGTCGGCATACGAAATCTACTAAACACGGTAAAATTATAAATGTCAAGAGGAAAGGAGCTTGACAAAAAGAAAGAGCCTGCAGCTCCAACCTGCAAGCTCTAAGAAGGGAGGTGCGTGAAATGCCTGATGGCTACACCCCTTACGGTTACCTCGGCAAGGTCGATGACCGGCTGATCGAGGTTGTCTCCGAAGAAGAGCTTTATGAGCTTCTCGAAGATGAATAACCGCTAATCACCCCATGAGCCTGGCCGGTCGCAAGACCGGCTGGGCTCCAAGGTGCCTTTCATTATATATCGTTCCACTTGATTTGTAAATGCTTAATTTTTGAAGGAGGTACACCCCTATGACGTTCTGGCATGTTGTCACCAAGTTTTTTGACTCTGGCAAGGTAAAAGTCAATCTCGCGCCGATCGAGGCCGATTGCAAGCCTGAGAATCACATGAGCGAAAATAAGACTTGCGACGAGTACCACAACTACTTCGATACTTACGAAGAGGCGGTTGCGTATGCGGCAGACGCCCGCAAGGCCTGATCGGCGAGACCTGTCAGAAGTGCTTAGCGAAATCAGTAAAACCTCGAGCAGTTCGTCGGCATACGAAACTTACTAAACACGGTAAAATTAAAAATGTCAAGAGGATAAAACAGAATGCGGACAGCGCCGCCCAGCTCACGAGCTTCAAGCGGTAAGCGCGCTGCGAAAGGTAACCTCTTGACAGAAAGGAAAATGCTTATGGACAGGCAACGCGCATGTTACAGCTATTCGGCGCTTACTCATTGCGCTGACGCCGTGAAGGCTACCAACTGGACCGTACGACGCTCGGCAGAGCATTTTAGTAAATGCTTTGAAGTCAAAAAGCTCTTTGATCTTTGCTATGACGAAACGCATTGTATGCTTTTCGACGCAGATTTTTCCCCGTGGGCCGACTACTTAAAGGCGGTTAATCGAAAGGACACAAAACGCGCCCTTGATAAAGAGCTGCATAACTGCCACAGATTCCTCGCGAATGAACTTAATGCGATAGCTGCGCTCATGCGCGCTGGGGAGGTTGATTCTATTGACTAAGGTTTACGTTGTTCAGGTCATGCCTGAGGCAAGTCTCGGGCGCGTCAGTCAAGAGGGCTATACCTCTTTGGAAAAAGCTCAGGCCTTCATCGAGAGCCGTTCGGACAAGCCCGCGCAAGTCTCGCCCTGGTTGTACCGCAGCACGGACGGCAACGACACCGACTACTTGATCTATGAGGTCCGCGTAGTCTAAGCAAAAAGCAAGCGTTTCTGCAAGTAAGTCAACAAATAAGCTAACTCACTTGCAGAAACGCGGTCTTTTTGCAAATGACTTTAGTTATTTACAGCAAGAAAGTGGGATTTACTATGACTCAATTCACGATCTTCCATAACGTCAAAACCGGCGCGTATGCTGCGGTTTATGACTTTGCCCTCCCGACCATGACCGGCATTGGCCGCAAAGAGGAATGGCTGCCGGTTTATCATGGGCAGGCGAGCGGCTTGCTCGATAAGGCCAGGCAGCGCGAGGCGTTTGTCAAGGCCCAGGAGCTTCACGGCTAATACCTGTCGAAACCACTTAATAATTTCAGTAAAACCCCGAGCGCTTTGTCAGCATACGAAACTTACTAAACACGATAAAATCATAATTGTTCCAAGGAACACAACAAAATCAAACTTTTCAGGAGGATATAAAAATGAAGGACATGACTACCGTGCTGAACAAGAAGATCGTCAACAAGGAGACCAACGAGGTTCGCCTGGTCGTCAAGATTGACGAAGAGAATCGCAAAATCTTCTCCGTTCCTGCGAGCGAGCCCGCCGCTGAGCCGACCTGCATGGCCACCGCTTCCTATGATCGCCGCTGGCGCCTCTGCGAAGAACCTGTCGCTGAGGAGCAGACCACCGAGCCTCAGGCTGAAGAGCCGAAGACCGAGGCCCCTGCCGCGGAGGACAAGCCTGAGCCGATGAAGATGAGCGAGACGATCACCGCTCTCGAGACGATCTTCGACAAGCTCAACGCGATCTACTTCGAGGGCAAGCTGCCCCGTCCGGTCATCACCGTTCAGACCACGCCGAAAGCGTACGGCCATTGCTCCACTAAGAAGATCTGGAAGTCCGAGAATGAGGGCATGTATGAGATCAACCTCGGCGCCGAGTTCATCAACCGCCCGAAGGAATCCACCTGCGCGACCCTGCTGCATGAGATGGTTCACCTCTTCTGCACCGAAAACGAAATTGCTGACACTTGCCAGAATGGTCGCTACCACAACAAGACCTTCAAGGCTGAGTGTGAGAGCCGCGACCTGATCGTCGAGTACGACCGCGCCAGCGGTTACGCGCATACCTCTCCGACCGACGCCTTTAAGGCTAAGCTCGCTGAGGCTGGCATTGACCTGAGCGTCCGCTTCGCTCGTGTCATGCCGAAGGCTAAGGCCAAGGCCGAGCGCGAGAAGGCTCACCGTTACGTCTGCCCTGTCTGCGGTCAGGAGGTTCGTACCACTTCCGAGCTCAGCCTGATTTGCGGACATTGCAACGTCAATATGGACCGCCTGGACTAACCCAGGCGAGTCCAAAATCCGGGAGTATAAACACCAGGGCCCTGGGCGTAGAACGCGATACGGCTCGCCCAGGAGCTCCGTAGGATAGTTTAAGGAGGAATGGTCGCGTATTATGACAATCGGAGATCGTGTGCGGGTTTTACCGCGTGCCAGCTATAATGCGCGTTTTACTGGCTGCGTTGGCGTGGTGGTTTATAACACAGGACTTTGCGCTGATAGAGTGGGAGTAAAACTCGATGGCACAAATAACCCGCGCAGCAAGTACAATGCCTTTTGGTTTGCACTCGATGAGATAGCTATTATTGAAAGTGAGGATAATTTTATGCTTAACGATTATATTACGGCGAATGTGCAGTTTCTGGACGGCACGAATCACAACATGCAGTATTCCTATGCGCTCTATGACCCGACGATTTGCGTTAGCGATATTGTCGTGGTAAAAACCGGGCACCACGGTTTTGCTTTGGCAAAGGTCATTGAGATCGCGCCTGAGTCTGCGACGGCTGTTCAGTTCGGACGCGAGATCGTGTCTAAAGTCGATTTTTCGGCGTATACCGCAAGGCAAGAGAAAGCTAAGCAGCTCAAAGAACTTAAGCAGAAAATGGACGCGAAGGTCAAGGTACTGCAGTCTACCGCTCTTTATGAGCTTTTGGCTGAGAAAGACCCTGAGCTTGCCTCGATGCTTACCGCGTACAAAGAACTTACCAAAAAGGAGGATATGAATCATGTATAAGTATTGCCCGCATTGCGGAAAGCCCTTCCTGGAGCCCGACAAGCCTCGCACGGTCGGTCTGGTCTCGCAGGTCAAGGAGTTTATCACCTGGGCGCAGATCAAGGAGTGGTCCGACCTGCGCGAGGCGTCTAAGCACTTCGAGATCGGCGACGAGATTCACGACGAGCTCAAGAACGGCGAGCCGATCACCCTGGTCGTTGTTGAGAAGGACAAGCCCTTTGACGGTGACGTCATGTTCATGCTCAAAGACTGCTTGCGCGATACCTACCCCATGAATGACGACTACACGAACGCAGGCGGCTGGAAAGCAAGCAAGCTCCGCAAGGTCCTCAATACCGAGATTCTGGCTTTGCTGCCCGATGACATGCGGGCCGCGATCAAGCCGAGAGTGATCGACGGCGAGAGCGATCTCCTCTGGCTCGCTTCTGAGATGGAGGTCTTCGGCCCACATGACTGGACTGAGAATGACCCTGACCGCGGCGAGCAGATGGCGTACTACAAGCGCCGCGGGAACCGTATCAAAGCTCTCGGCGACGAGGGCGAGGCTGCTCTCAACTGGTGGGAGCGTTCTCCTTTTGCGGGCACCGCTGCCTACTTCTGTTTTGTCTCCAGCAACGGCAACGCCACCAGCAACTGCGCCAGCAACTCGCGTGGCGTGGCCTTCGGCTTCTGTGTTTAATCTGCGATCTAAGAATCCCCAGCCCGTCAGGGCTGGGGACAAGTAAGAAGGAGGATTCCGATGGGATTAAGAGAACTGCGCCAGGCGAAAGGCTTGACCTTGAAGGGCCTGGCTGCACTGAGCGGCGTTAACTATATGAAGATTCACCAGATCGAGACGGGCAAGATCAACCCTGAGAACATTGCGCTCAAGACCGCCGTGAAACTGGCGAAGGCGCTTGACTGCAAGCCCGAAGACATTCTCGCCAAGTAGAGGGACCGCTCATGGACGACGCCGAATATATTTACAAACAAGACGTCAAAGAGAAGGCCATTACCGCGCGGAGTTCGCATAAGTATGGCAGCTCTCGCCGTCGTCGCTGCGGCCTTTCCAGCGACAATTTAACACGAAAGGAATGGGAACGTATGAACGGCCCAGTACATACTCTCAAGCCCGACGAGGCTCTTTCCTGGGACAGGTTCAGAGCTTTGCCGAAGAGCTTGCAGCAGGACTATATCAAGCATATCCTCTCGAAGTTTAAGGTCGGACCCGCGGCGCTCGGTCGTATGTTCGGTGTCAGTGAGGCCTATTGCGGAGACTACCTCAAAAAGCAGCTTGGTATCACCTTCCAGGGACGCACGACCCGACAGGAGACTTTGCGCTTCCTCAATGCCTACCGCCCCGAGCGTGGGCCTGTTTGCGCCGACAAAAAAAACACCGAACTCACGCGAGTCTCTTTGACCTTCTGTGGCGGCTTCTCGCCCGAGGCTATCGCCGCAAGGCTGCAAGGTCTTTTCCCCGCGGGCGCTGTGGTCTCGGTTACGGTCGATATTTCTGCTGCTGAGGCTTGAGTAGCAAATAGCAAACCCGCAGCCATGTTTGCTACTGGTTTGCTACTGGCTCAAAGCCTTATATACCAAGGCTTTTTAGAACATGAGTAGCGGAGTAGCAATTTTACCTATTGAACCCCACAGATTAAACCTAAAAAGACATAATTATTTCCCTTTAGGTTTAATTCATAGGATTTATAGGAAGTCAGTTTTTTGCTACTTCGCTACTCGACAGGAGGTTGACATGGCGAAAAGTAAAAAGCGCGGGCCGGCTCAGAAGTCGAAAAGCTCTTACGCCCAGGAGCTTCAGATAAAGAAACAGCTCGGCGCGAATATCATAGCGGACTGGACCGCGCAGCTCTGTCTCGATACGATGGCGATTGTTCTCAATGACCCCGAAGTCATGGGCCATAGCGCGCTTGGCTCGAAACGGCTCATGCGCGTCTGCGAGGCCTTCAACGAGCTATTTGATAAGACTCGGCTTGCTCTCTCTAAGAGCGATGAGGCTGAATACTGGCGCGTAAAGATTGACCAGGCGCAAGAGCGCATCTTCGGTCCCGATTATCTTCACTGGCAAGAGCGCTATTCCTACTGGGACGAGCGCGACACTTATTAAGGAGGAAAGAGCATGGCTCGATTGACAAAGAGGACGCTGCATGGCTGGGAACTCGCCGCGCCGTGTGCGCCTGGTGTGCCTTTGGCCGCGCTCGCACGGTATGAGAATATCGGCAGCGCACATCAGTTTAGACACCTCAGCGAGCTCAACACGCCGAAGAGCCCTTACCCTGATGGCGATACAAGCATTTTGGAGTGTCCTTGCTGCGGGAGCGGTGAATGGCTCCATAACGCCGACGAAAGTCAAGCCAACTTCTGCGGGCAATGCGGACAGGCGATCGACTGGACCGAGCCTGAGGTTCACTGCGGAGACTGTGAGCATCTGACCTTCTCCGACTGCTATGGCGAGTGCGGGAAAGGCTACAAGGGAGTCGTTCAGCCTGGGGACTCTTGCGGGAAAGGCGAGCATAAGTAAAGAGACTTTGCCAGTCTCTTTCTTTTCGGCGGTTTTGCCTACTAATTTCAGTAAATCCTCGAGCGCTTTGTCAGCATACGAAACTTACTAAATACGATAAAATCATAATTGTTGAGAGCAACACACCGAAACAATTACGGAGGTATTTATCATGCTGAAACTTAAGGACATTCTCGCTGCTGCAAATGCCAAGGTCGCTGAGTATATGGCGCAGGGCTATATGATCTCCTGGATGAACGCTTCTTTCGGTTACAAGTTCCGCGTGGACCTCGAGAAAAATGGCGATTGCGTCCGCGTCAAGGTCGACAGCTTCCACAACTGGAAATGCGCTTCGAGCATTGGGGGCCTGAGCCTGCAGGTCGTCCGCATTGCTCGCGCCGACACTTTTGAAGATCGTGATGTTGAGCCCCTCTACTCCAAAAACTTCTATGACTTGTCTCGCTATGGTCGCGGTCAGGCCTTCACCGAATCCCTCGAAGAAAAGCAGGCCGCCTGTGAAAAGGTCATTGCGAGATACCTTGCCTCTGACCGCGATACCCGCACCGAGCTTCAGCCCTCCGCGGCGCTCATTCGCCAGTTGAAACAGCGTAAGGGCTTCACCAATGCGACCCGCAATAATATCCGCGTCTATCGCTGCGTCGCAGGTTACACCATCGAAATGGCCGGTCGCAATGGCGCTAAGGCTAAGAGCGAGCTCATTCGCCTGCCTGGCACGAAATAAGCGCTTGTCAGAAGTGCTTAGCGAAATCAGTAAAATCTCGAGCAGTTCGTCGGCATACGAAACTTACTAAACACGGTAAAATCATAATTGTTGAGAGCAATAAACCACAACAATTATGGAGGTAACAACATGAACGTCTACGCTGCGATCGGTCATTTCAAAGGGAACGAGAATATCACTTGCATCGCGCTCATGCAGTCCAGCAAGAAAGAGTTTATGACCGACTGCTACGGCAACGAGTTTGTTCCGTATGTCGTCCTTACTGAGAAGATGCTCAATAAGATTCAGGCCTGCACTTACAGTATGGACATTTTTAACCAGGTCGCAAAAATGACTACGAACTACCGCGTGTGGGAAAAAGTCACTGACTACCTCGTCCAGTGCTTCGATATTATCACCGACAAAGTTGAAAACGCTAAGGCGCAGGGCTGAGACCCTGCGCCAGAAGAAAGGACATCAAAGATGAATAAAGTACGTAGAAAAGCTCTCAGCGAGATCGCAGAGCAGATCGGTACCCTTCGTGACGAACTTGAGACCCTTCGCGATGAAGAGGACGAGTATCGCGAGAACATCCCCGAAAGCCTGCAAGGCGGAGAAAAATATGAGCTGTCTGAATCGGCAAGCGACTCTATGAACGAGGCGTTGGATTCGCTTGACGAGGCGATCGGTAGTATTGAGTCCGCTGCAGAATAAGGCTTAACCCAGGTCGTCCGTATCGCGTCCAAAATCTGGGAGTATAAACACCAGGGCCCCAGGTCTAAAAACGCGATACGGGCCGCCCAGGAGCCCCGCAGGATAGTTTAAGGAGGAATGACTTATAGACTGCTATATCGGAATCCTTCATCGGTACGAGTATTCCTCGCTCGTGACCTTGGACGAGCTCAAGAATCACATTGAAGACCAGAAGGAATATAACCGCAGTTTGCGGGACGACCCCACGCTTTGTAGCTGCGAGAGCCTCTACGTGAAGGTGTTTACGCTTAAGCAGTACGCCGATCGGCGGCGTAGCACAGACTTGACTCGCTTTTTATTCTGCCCCGATTGCGGGAAGAGAATCGACTGGAAGAGCATTGCTGAGGAGCCTCGACCGCCCTAAACGAAAAGACCGCCCAGGTCAAGCCTGAACGGTCAAATCGAGTGCCAGCCAGAAACCATAACGTAAGACAATGATCTCGCATTCAGGTGTTCGACCAGCGATTAAAATGGTGGAGCTGAGGGGAATCGAACCCCTGTCCGAAAGCAACTTGACTGGACTTTCTCCGGGCGCAGTCTGTTATTTACATTCCCTCGGCGCGGCGGGAGCAGACACTCTACGCGCCTTGGTAGCTTCATGATGCATGACGCAGGCAAAGCTTACTGCGTTCACGGACGCCACTAGATCACGCCCAAGCCCGGCTCGTGGCCCTTCCGGGGAGGACGGGCTGCCTAATTAGGCAGCCTGAGCAACGTAAGTGTTGTCAGTTAATTTAGAAAAATTGCCCGTTTTATGGAGGCCAGGCGCCTCCGCCCGCTTATCCAGCCTCACTGCCCCCGTCGAAACCAGTGCAGCCCCATATGGCAGCGGAAAACCGCTGCGGATCGCTGGAAAACTCTAACTTAAACTCTCGTTGCTTTTATCATCCACTTCATGGGCAGGAGTTTGGCCACGAAGCGATAGAACTTGTTGAATGCGGTCGGCGTGTAGAACGTCCGGCCCTTTTTTGCTGCCCGGATCGTCCCGGCGACGACCTTTACCGGGTCACACCACGGGATATTGCCGAACAGGTCATGGTCGCCCGCAGCGTCGAAGAATTCAGTCTTCATCGGGCCGGGGCAGACAGCCGTAACGGAAATGCCCTTGGGGCGCAGCTCGTCGGCGATGCCGCCGGTAAAGGCGGAGACATACGCCTTGGAGGCGCTGTAGACCGTCATGCGGGGCGTAGGGCAGAAGGCCGCGATGGACGAGACGTTGATGATCTTCGCCCCGCGCGTCATAAATGGAATAACTGTCTGCGTGACCATGGTCAGCGCGCGGACATTGAGGTCGACCACGCGCATGACGTCTGCAGGCGACGCGCTTGAGCCGATATTGCCCGTCGTGCCACAGCCCGCGTTATTGACGAGCACGCGCACATCGGCCTTCTGCTCGGCCAGCTTTTCGCCGAGATAGCGGAAGCTTTTGGGGTCGAGCAGGTTCAGGCCCATGCAGACGAATTTCTTTTCCGGGAACTGCTGGGCCAGCTCTTCGAGCTTGCCCACGCGGCGGGCGATGAGCCAGAATTCCTCGATCTCCGGGAATTCCCGCACAAGCTGACGCGTGAACTCCGCGCCGAGTCCGGCGGACGCGCCGGTAATGACGGCTGCGG